GTTAACAACCTATGCTGAACTGAAGACTTCGGTCGGGGACTGGCTTAATCGCTCAGACCTGACTACTGCTATTCCAGACTTTATCTCTCTGGCAGAGGCTCAGATCGAGCGTAATCTGCGCACCAGACAGATGATTGTGCGTGCTACTGCATCGATCACTACCGAATACTCCGCAGTCCCAGATAACTTCTTGGAAGTTAAATCTTTCAAGCTAGATACTAATCCAGTCACGCCATTGCAGTTTGAGACTATCGACTCAATGGACACTCTGGCAGTCACATATCGCACAGCGACTAAACCTATATTCTTTACCGTGGTGGGTGAGCAGTTTCGCTACCTGCCAGTACCAGATACTGCCTACACGGGTGAGTTGATCTATTACGCAAAGTTGAGCAAGTTATCAACTAGCAACACAACAAACTGGCTGCTGACTTCTGCACCTGATGTTTATCTCTATGGTGCTCTTATGCAAGCAGCTCCTTATCTGCAAGATGATGCGAGAATTACGGTATGGGCATCGATGTATCGAGCTGGTCTTGAAGAGGTTACAAAAGCAGATGATCGTAGCTCTTCAACTGGTGGTGTACTGATTACACGCGCAAGAACTTTGGGGTAACAGATGCTAGTGAACACAACAAAGGGTGAGATGGATGTCTCCTTGCTAGAGAAGCGAGAGGGTTCTATCGATACCGACAACGAGACGACGAACTGGGTGGAATATTGGCTAGAAGGCGAGCTTGTGCATCGCTCAGTCCATATGACCTTAAAACGAAATGTGACTGGTGAAGCAGTCGCGCAACCTCTGAACTAAGGAAATCTATGGCTAACACACAAGCAATGTGTACATCTTTCAAAGTTGATCTGCTCAACGCTGTACACGCATTCTCAACCAGCGTACCAGCTCACACAGCAGGTACTGCCGACACATTCAAGGCTGCGCTATACCTTGCGTCTGCTACGGTTAACGCATCGACTACTGCATACTCCTCAACTAATGAAGTGACAGGCACTAACTACACGGCTGGCGGTGCTACGGTAACATTTGGCACAGCACCAAGCTCTACCAGCACGACGGCATTTGTGACTCCAAGTGCATCAATCGCTTATTCCAATGTGACGCTATCGACTGCCTTTGATGCCGTCTTGATCTATAACTCAAGCCAGTCAAACAAGGCAGTCAGCGTCCACACCTTTGGTTCTCAGACCGTTACGGCTGGAACATTTACCTTAACCATGCCGACAAATGATTCAAGCACAGGCTTGATCAGACTCGCTTAATAAAGAGGCAGCGCAATGGCTGCTTACGGCTCTGGCTACTACGGCAAGGGTGTTTATGGCATCGGCAATGTCATCATTAGTGGCAACTCGTCAACCCTTGGCATTGGCACGCTTGGCGTAAACATATCTGAGCAAGAAGATGGGAATGTCACCACAGGTAATGTCGGAACGGTTGGCATCTCCAGAACCGTTGCTATAACAGGTAACTCGTCAACCCTATCGGTTGGCACTCTCACACCAAATATATCTAAAGCCGTTACAGGTAACACTTCAACCTTGTCGGTTGGGACTGTTACGCCATCAAGGTCTATTGATGTCTCTGGTAACTCTGCAAGCGTTTCGGCTGGGACTGTCACGCCATCAAGATCGGTTGCTGTTACAGGTAACTCATCAACTGGTGCTGTCGGAACATTGTCGCCAGAGACAATATCCTTTGTTGCTATTACTAGCATTAGCGGTACTGGCTCAGTCGGTAGCGTTACAAATGTCATCTCTATTGCGATAATAGGGGTTGAATCATCTGGCTCGGTCGGGACAATGATTGGCTTTGGCTGGGGTGCAATACCAGACACGGCAGAGACTTGGACGGCAGAGGCAAACACACCAGAAACTTGGTCGGAAATATCGGACAATTCAGAAACATGGACGCAAGTCCCCGCATGAAGGTGAACTATGGCAGATACAACCACAACCAATCTACTACTGACAAAGCCAGAGGTAGGCGCGTCCACAGACACTTGGGGTACAAAGATCAATACCGATCTGGACTCCATCGACGCTCTGTTTGACGCTGGTCCATTTCTAAAGATTGCTAAAGGCGGTACTGGAGCTGCAACGCTTGCAGGTGCAAACATCCCCGTATTAAATGTGGCGAACACATTTACAGGCTTACAGAACTTTGCTGGCACTTCATCAAACGCAGACATTAAAACTTCTAATATGTTGGAAGTTGCAACTGTCTCTGCAACTGCTGCCACAGGCACGATTAACTTTGACAACACAACCCAGTCGGTTCTGTACTACACCACTAATGCTAGTGGTAACTTCACTTTAAACTTTAGAGGTTCTAGCGGTACATCACTCAATACACTTATGTCCACAGGCGAGTCTTTGTCTGCTACCTTCTTGGTAACAAACGGCACAACTGCTTACTACAACTCTGCTGTAACGATTGATGGAAACTCGGTCACTCCTAAGTGGCAGGGTGGTTCTGCACCTACTTCTGGCAATGCAAGTTCTGTGGATAGTTACACCTATGTAATTATCAAAACAGGAAGTGCGACCTTTACCGTTTTGGCTTCTGTTACTAAGTTCGCATAAGGACAAAAGATGCCTCGCTTATCCAAGATTGGTGCTGCTGCATTAGCTGCTTTCGGGTGGACAGGACTGCAATCGGTTACTGCTAGTTACCTTGTGGTTGCTGGTGGTGGTTCGGGCGGTGGTGGCGCAGGGGCTGGTAGTGATGGTGGTGGAGGTGCTGGCGGTCTACTAACAAGCACAATTGGATTAAATCCAACCCTATCCTATACAGTAACAGTCGGAGCGGGTGGCGCACCAAGCACTACTGGTGGTGGCTCTAATTCAGTATTTGGAGCTATTACGGCTACTGGTGGAGGTAGTAAATCATCTCAAGGTGGCTCAGCCGCAAATGGCGGTTCTGGTGCTGGCGGTTGGTATGGTTCAACTCCAGCGGGAACTGGAATATCGGGACAAGGAAACAATGGCGGTACAGGCGGTAGCGCACCAGCCTATTGCGCTGGTGGCGGTCGCGGTGCGGGTGCTACTGGTGGCAACGCAACATCAACTACTGCGGGAAATGGTGGCGTAGGCGTTGCATCTTCTATTTCTGGCACATCAACTTACTATGCTGGTGGTGGTGGTGGTTCGGGTAATACAAACACATATCCGGGCGGTTTAGGCGGTAATGGTGGTGGCGGTAATGGCGCACAAACAAGCCCTAGTTTGGGTGTATCAGGCACAGCAAACACGGGTGGCGGTGGCGGTGGTTCTAACCAAACTGCGCCTTTTGGCGGCTCTGGCGGTTCTGGCATAGTCATCATTTCATACACAAGCGCAACACAATTATTTGGTGGTGGAACTGTTACCCAATCAGGCGGTAACTTCATTCACACATTTACATCTTCTGGCGCACTTAGCCCTTTGTCATCTGTAACAGCAAGTTACTTGGTAGTGGCTGGTGGTGCGGGTGGTGGCGGTAGTGGCGATTCAGCAGTCGCTGGCGGTGGCGGAGGTGCTGGCGGTTTATTGTCTGGTTCTGGATTAACTTTAGATTCAAACTCCATATATACAGTTACTGTTGGAGGAGGTGGTGCTGGTGGAACTGGAACATATAACGGTGCTGGAGTTAATGGCAGTAATAGTGTTTTTCTCAGCCTTACTTCAACTGGCGGTGGAAAAGGTGGTGGCTATGACCAAGCATCAGCAGTAGGTGGTTCTGGTGGTGGTGCGGCTGGCGGTACAAATCAAACGGGTTCGGCTGGAACATCTGGTCAAGGCTCTGCTGGCGGCAATGGTTATAGAAATGGTGCAAATACAAACTCTACTGGCGGAGGTGGTGGCGGTGCTGGCGGTACTGGCGTTAATGGCTCTACTGCTGGTGTTGGTGGAAATGGTGGCGCTGGTTCTGCTTCAAGTATTTCTGGTTCATCTGTCACATATGCTGGCGGTGGCGGTGGCGCTGGATTAGTTACTAAAGGAACAGGCACAAATGGTGGCGGTGATGGCGGTCAAACAAATGCCGTAGGTTCAAATGGAACTGCCAATCTTGGTGGCGGTGGTGGCGGTGCGGCTACTTATTTAGATGCTGTTACTAGGTCTGGTGGCTCTGGCGGCTCTGGGGTTGTAATCATCTCTTACGCTGGCTCACAAGTATTTACTGGTGGAACAGTCACTACTTCTGGTGGCAACACTATTCACACATTTACTTCTAGCGGGTCTTTAGCCCCCGCTTATGGTGTTGAATATTTGGTTGTTGCGGGTGGTGGCGGTGGTGGTAATGATGCAGGCGGTGGTGGTGGCGCAGGCGGTTATCGCACAGCAAGTGGATTTATATTAGTTAAAGGCACTTCTTACACAGTAACTGTTGGTGGTGGTGGTGCAGTAAATACTTCTGGCACTGATTCAATTTTTTCTACTATTACTTCTACTGGTGGAGGTAGGGGTGGTTATTACAGCGGAAACGCACCATCAACTGGTGGCTCTGGCGGTGGTGGTGGAACAACAAGCCAAGCGGGGGCGGCTGGCAATACACCTAGCACAAGTCCAAGCCAAGGAAATTCTGGCGGCGCGTCTGGTCTTGCTTTTGCTATGGGTGGCGGTGGCGGCGCAGGTGCTGTGGGTTCTGTTGGAGCGTCAGGAATTGGCGGCAATGGAGGTAATGGCTCTGCGTCAAGCATAAGTGGCTCAAGCGTAACTTACGCTGGCGGCGGTGGCGGTGGCTCTGATGTGGCAACAAGCACAGTTGCAACAGGCGGCTCTGGTGGTGGCGGTAATGGGCAAAGTAGCACAACTTCTTCAACCGCTGGAACAACAAACAGGGGCGGTGGCGGTGGTGGCGCTTTTGGCGGTGGGTCGGGTGGGGCGGGTGCGGCGGGCGGCTCTGGTGTCGTTATCTTGTCCATTCCAACTGCCAAATACTCAGGCACAACCACAGGCTCACCAACTGTCACGACAAGCGGTTCAAACACAATTCTGACTTTTACAAGTTCAGGCTCATACACGGCATAAGGAGAAACAAATGTCACATTTTGCAAAAGTAGAAAACGGGTTAGTAGTTCAGGTCATAGTTGCCGAACAAGATGTCATTGACTCTGGCATCTTTGGTCACGGATGGGTGCAAACCTCATACAACACGCATGGCGGTCAACACGCTAATGGCGGTACACCTTTGCGTAAGAACTACGCTGGAGTAGGTTACACCTATGACTCAGGTCGTGATGCATTTATTCCACCAAAGCCATATCCATCTTGGACTATGAGCGAGGAGACTTGTCTGTGGTCTGCACCAACTCCAATGCCTACGGATGGCAAGCGTTATTCTTGGGATGAGCCTACATTGGCGTGGGTTGAGGTGACAGCGTGACATCAGAGCACACAACTGAGACGGCTACCGCAATCGTTGCCAAGGTAGCACCGCCAGTAGGCGTATCCCTTGCAACTGTCGCTGGCTATCAGGTCAGCGAAGTCTTGATCTGGGCGACTCTGATCTACACGGTCTTGATGATCTGCCACAAGCTGTACCAGATTTATAAAGAGGTCAAAGATTGACCCTTTCTCTTTACTCATGCTGGCACAGGGTGCTTTCAGCGCTATCAAGCAGGGGTGCGACTTTCTACACCAAGGTCGTATTCAGCTTGAGTCTGCTAAAGCAACCATTCAAGGAGTCCAGTCAGACCTTAAGGCAGTCAAGGGAATATTTGATTGGTTTATTGGTCTCTTTGTCTCAAAGCCAGATAAGTCTGAAGTTGCAAAGCCTGTGGCGCAAACGAAAGCCAAGGCAGTCGCAGCCAAGCAGTCCTACGGTGAGATGGAGTTACAGCTCATTAAAAGCGTTGGTGACAGCATTGGGACGCTCTTTGACACGCAACAACAAATAAATAACTATTACGCGGAACTTGAAGAGGAATCAAAGACCAACTACAACCCAGAGCAGAACACCAGCAAGAAGGCTATTGAGCGTGCTCTGATTGAGTTGCAGATGGAGAAGTTGATGGAGCAGACCAGAGAGGCAATGGTCTATGCACCGCCAGAGTTGAAAGATTTGTATAGCAGATTCTTAGTTATGCATGGAAAGATTGAGAGAGAACAGGAGTGGGCAAGGTCAGAGACAATTCGTAGGACTAGGCTTGCAAGATGGAAAAGAGAGCAAGAGGAGATCAAACAAATTGAGTTGATAAGTAGCGCTATTGCTGTGACATTCATTTCTTTA